TTCAATTCCAAAGCATTTTTGTACTTCTTTTTCCCACTGATTTCTTAAGTTAGTTGTGTGGGTAACAACTAATGTTTTCTGACCAAGCTTCGCTGCGATAGCTAAACCTGTAAATGTCTTTCCCCAACTTACCCATGCGTTCACTATAGCATTGTCATCTATCTCGTCATGAACCGCTTTTTGGGAAGGTCGTAAATCAAACTTAAATTTTGCATGTTCAGTAGGCGAGGTAACTCGTTTGTCGATTACTTCGTAATCATCTGGTATCAAATCAACTCTTCCAACAGGTATGGAAATTAAACCTTCTTTTATATACTTAATTGTTTTAAATACTAAAGGAGGGTCTTGAGGCATACGAGCAGGAATTGTGTAGGTAAGTTCTTTCTCGATTGAATTATTAGTTTCTTTACTTACTTGTAAATATATTCTGTTACTAATAACTGCTTTCATTTATCTTATTTCTCAAATTCGTACTAGAAAAAGAGTGTTGTCTACTTGTGTAAAAAATCTCATGCAACCCCTTGCCTGTAAAATGTCTGTCGACATAATCCTCTCCGACAAATCGAAGATGTATTTCTGTAGCCTCTAGTAAGTCTAGTAGACTTTGTTCTGTATCATAGGGAATAATCTCGTCTATATACTTAACTGCTCTTAGTTGTATATATCTTTCAAATACAGATTGAACAGGTATATTCTTGTCTTGTCTATCTAGACTAGGGTCTGTCTGTAATCCTACTATTAAATAGTCACAGTTTTCTTTTGCTTCTTTGAGCATTACTATATGTCCTGCATGAAGTAAGTCAAAGGCTCCACAAGTAAATCCTATTGATAACTTTTCAGTGTTTCCCAATCTTGATTCCTCCATTTTTGTTGTAATTTTTTTATATTATTGTTCCAAGGACTTGACCACCCTGTTTTCTGCTTTCTGTTTCGCACATGTTCAGGTAACATATCACCTAGTAAATCTCTTAAAATATACTTGTATGTTCCTTTAGGATAATCAGGATGTGTTTTGAACTTAACTTCTCCGTCTTGTTCAAATATCCATCTTACAAAATCTTGTTGTAAAAATACAGGTCTTGACTCCATACCAAACATACCGCAAGTCTGGTCAGCTGCAAGTATATTCTGTTCGGATGTTACTAATAAATCATAAAATAAACCATTATTCCAGTGGTCTGTTTTATGCCATATTTTGTGTGGAGTCCAGCCCATTTTTTCTGCTCTTTTTATTGTCTCATCATCATACCCTTCTTCAAATCTTTTATCGTGGTGGTAATATCCTGTGAATAACTCGTCTGCACTATCTCCTGTAAGTATAACTTTGCATCCATCTTCAGAAGCAGTCTTTGCTAATAAAAATCTAGGTGCTTGTCTTAATCTATCAGTCCAAGGAAAATGAGTATAGTTCATCCACATCTTGCCGTAATGTTCTACATCTTCTTCGTGTAGAGTTGCAACTTTATATGGTATATTCCATTCTTTGCAGGTTTGTATTGCCATCTTAGATTCGTTTCTAAAAGTATCATGGTCTTGTATTGACCCTTTCTTTTCATCATATGCCAATATATAAGCTGTAAGGTCTAATCCCATATCTTTTACAGCTGCTAAGGCAAACGTACTATCTAGTCCGCCGCTTAAAAATATTCCTGTTTTCTGTTTATTCTTGGCAATAGATTGTATACTTGTTATTAATTTTTCTCTAACTCTTTCTTTCTTAAATCTTCTAGACTCTATTCTGTAGTAATCCCATAAATTTTTGTGTACTCTTTCTCCTGGGTTACTTAAGTCAAACTTAAACGTCTGACCAGGTGCTACTTTCCACGTATTTTGGTAAGGACAACTCGTTCCGTGCCATATAGGATTAAATAAGAAAGAAGATTTAGATTTTTCATCAATCTTTTTATGTACCATACTTCTTAAACTTGTACTAAACATCCATTCTGTTGGAGATAGCATTTGAAACCATAGAGGCTTAGCACCAAAATGGTCTCTTGTTACTAGTAGCTCGTTCTTTTTAATATCAAAATATGCAACTGCACCATGCCAATTATTATACTCTAGAAAACGTATGCCATATCTATCCATACCTTCCCCCAACCATGCCGTGTCATTTTCTACTGGACAGTTATACATTTCTCCATTAAATACTAATACATTTCCTTCCTTTGTAGTATATGGCTGTAGTGTTTTACTACCATTTATATCTAACAAAATGTGTCCCATTTCTAATCCTTTATCTTTCCACATAGAAACCCCGTCAGGGCCTCTATGTCTTTGTCTAAGAAGCCCTTCTCTAACTACGCCTGATTTATTTGATACTACGAATCCACACATTAGTTATTTTCTTTAGTCCAGTTTCCGTGTGCAGTTACCTGTCCATAAGGATTGTTTGTAATACCATCTACTACTTTCCAATTGATTATAGTTGTAAGAAGTATATCTTCCCATTTCTGAAAATCTATATCAAAACATATTAATCTATCACCAGACTGTCGTGATATATGATTAGGTAATGGTAAATAATCTTGTGATAGAGTATACTCTCTGCTGTGAGTTTTACCACTTTTCAATGATTCAAATTCTATAAGTACAATACTACTTTCTAGTGCTTTTTTTAAGTTTTCTATATCTACCATGTTATTCTCCTGGGGGCCAATCTGGCCAGCATCGACCCATAGGGTCAGTTATTAATTGTTCTTTTTTAAATGTAAGCCATCGAGGCTCTTCGTAACCTTCTGGTTTTTCATACCAAATATCAAATGCCATACTAATTCTATGTGTTTTTGTTTTATTTACAGGAACTGCATGAGGATATTTGCAATCAAAAAATGTTAGTGTACCTGCTTTGTTTTCTACTGTACCTATTCCATCATACCAAGTACCTGGTTTTGTATTTCCTGATATAAACAAGTTTGCTGCATAAAACTTATTATGTCCTTTTAATCCTGCGTGAACATGTTTACTTAGTTTTTCTCCTTCTCTTACTATGTTGCACCAGCACTGAATATATAGCGTATCATATTTTTCTAGTGCTTTCATTTCGAAAAATCTATCAGGTAAGTTTAATGAAGCAACTGCATTATTTTGTAACCAATTATATACATGGTACTGACTTGTAAGAGCAGGATAATGTCTATGAATGTTTTCATTCGGTATACCCAATATTTCACACTCATCTCTTTCAATGACTTCTTCTAGTCTTTGTACTTCATATGGATTTATAAAGTTATCTACATTAAAGTGTATCATACGTTTCTCTTTCTATCCTTCTTTTTAGTTTCACTATATTCCCATAAAGTCCAAGGCATATTTTTTACATACAAAACTCCGCACCATTTTGCATTTGCTGGTTGCGGAGTTAGTGTTTTTAGCGTTATAGCCAAGTCACGACATCTTATAGTTCTAATACCTTGTTTCTCTTTTATAGAAGCTATCTTATGATATTTTATTGCTCCTATTGGTTTTAATTCTTTGTAGTAATATGTACCTTCGGTATCTATAAAATGCTTGCCTCTATGTTTATACACATTACTAGGTTCGTTTATTTGTCTATGTAAAGAGTATAAACTTTTCATAGGTGTTTGTAACCTTCTATGTCCAATGGTTTTTCCTAACATATTTTTATCATCTACTACTTCGTCATTAATCCATACCAAACCATCTACTAGTTCTGGTTCTTCTGAAAGAACATACATAGGAAACTTACATAACGTCAATGTCGTCTGTACGTACATTGCCACCAAAGACCTCCTGCGCTGTTACTACTTTCCTGTTGATTTGACTCTTACCCCAATATTTATCATAACCTAACTTTAGTGCTTCATAGGTTAAACTTGTATATACTGCTAAGTGAGGTCCCATTATTTCTATGGGTTTAGTCACATCACATATTGCTGAGTGCATTTTCCAACCATTTATATTTACATGAAAAGGGTCAAATCCCCAAACATATACTGACTTCCAGTTAGGGCCTGATACAGTTGTTTTATCATTCACTACTTGCATTATACCTAGTTGGTATTTTTTCTCTTTTATAGCAGCGTCAAACACTGTTAAAAGAGGTTGCATAAACTCATTTATGTTCGGGTCTTTTAGAGTCGTTTGTTTACGACCACACTTTTCCCATACATCTAACATATAGTCAGTATCACAGTACCAATTTATTTCATGAAATGCCATATAATTTCTCAAACTTTCCTAATGAATAGTCATCAGCAACGTCAAAGTCACATCCGACTGGAGCGCCTGGGATTGATAATCCTCTATCTCTTTGTATAAACTCTTGAAGTTTTTCTGAGTAATGTTCTATTTCATCTTCAGGTACTTCTGCTAGTACCGAATCGTGAACAAGTGCAAATATCTTAGCTTTCATACCTGTCTTTTCTATGTATCTTTGCATATCTATACCGCCCATAAGGTTGATATCAGATGCAACTGATTGCACTAGAAAGTTGATTCCACTACGAACTTCGTGTGAGGAGATTCCTTTATCTTGTGAAAACACATCAGGTAATCTTCTCTTTCTACCAAACCTACTATAAACAAATCCATTCGCTTGAATAAATTTCTTCTGATTGTCTAGCCATTCACGAAGTTTAGGGAACGCCTCGAAATAGTCTTTGATAGTATTTGCTGCGTCTTGCATACTGAAATACTCTCCACTATCCTTTGTTACTTGTTCACTAATCTTCTTCGGTCCAGCACCATACATGATACCAAAGGTAACAGCTTTTGCTTGTTGTCTTTGTGCACCATAGTTTGTTGCTATATCATCTACATCTCCTGGTAGTCTAAATACTTGTTTTGCAATCGTACTATGAAAGTTACCCCCTGACTTAAATACATTCATAAGTCCTTTGTCGTCTGCTAATACAGCCGCACAGTATACTTCTGCTGTTGTTAAGTCCATTGCAACTATTTTGTTTCCAGCTTTTGCTTTGATACAACCTTTTACAGTGGGGTTGTCTCTTGGAAGCTGTTGCATATTCAGTTTACCACTACTACTCAATCTACCACTGGTTGTACCATGAAGATTGAAACCTGTACGAAGTCTACCGTCTCTATCGAGGTTTGGTATAATTTTATCAAGATATGTAGATTTAATCTTAACTTTCTGTCTGACTTCTAGTATATGTTTCGGTACTTCATGTTCTTCTGCAAGATTACCAAGTACTTCAGCATCAGTTGACAGCGCACCCGTTGCAGTTTTCTTATCAGACTTGAGTCCACAATAATCAAATAGTAACGTTCTAAGCTGTAGTGTACTGTTTGGGTTGAATCCTTGATTATCTGTAATAAATCGTTTTACTTCAGGAATCTCATTCAAAGCTTTTACTGCTTTGTCTATATCTTCACCCATTCTTTTAGAGCCAAACTCTAGACGAGCACTATCGAAAGGAACTCCATTGCTTTCTATACACTTCAGAAATCTACAACCTTCTATTAGAATAGTTTTATATACTCCATATAATTTGTCGTTAGTTTTTAGTGCTTTCTCAAACTTTTCAAACAATAGAAATGTAACTATAGCATCCATTGCAGCATAGTTACGCATAACTTCAAACGGAACCATACTATAATCAAATGAATCTTTGAGTATACCTGTTCTTTTCTTGAAGTCCGCTATCCAGTCGGACAACTCTGCTTCGTAGTCTCCATATGGAGTATGCTTAATTGCTAGTGTCTTAAGACCATGTGTTCCAGGTCTTTCATCAAACATATAATGCATAAGCATAGTGTCTTCAAAATGCGGAAACTCAAAGTTGAAATGATACTCAAACCATTGTAAATCAAACTTAGCATTATGAAATACTACTCTTTTCTTATTAAAGATTTCTTGCATGAGTCTTTCTGATTCTTCGTCCATGCAGTCGCAGTCGCCATATATTCCATGTTCTTTTTCATAGGACATAGAGAAACCAAGCATATAGCCATCACGGCAGTATAGTGCTGATGTCTCAGAGTCAAGGGCTATGAAATCCCCTTCGTGGTCTAATGCTTTTTGCAGCCACGCATTTAATTCTTCTGTGTCTTGTATGCCATAACATCTGTCTTTTGGTATGGTCATTTGTTGTAGTTCTCCGCTAACATATCCTGTTATGCTCTCGACAGCTTCCTCGAACGACTTCTTTGCTTCTGGTCTGAACTTTATCATTGCAGGATTTATTATTGCTAAAAACTTAGAATCAACAACTTTTCCATTGTACTCAGTTATTGATGTCTTTTTTGTAAACATTTTGAAAGGTTCGGAACCCACAACTATGAGCCAATCGTACGCATCAGTATCGATTTCGATATCAACATCTCTTTTCAAAATTTTCTTTTTACTAGAATCTGAACACAGGGCAAACCTGTCGAGTTCAAACTCAAAGTACTTGTTCCAGTTAGTGCTGGACATTGTTGTTTCTATAATTGCTACTTTAGCCATATAATTTTTCCTTTAATCTTTCTAACTCTGGTCTTGTTAAATTGCCAGGGTCTATATTGTCTCTTAGTTTTACTACTCTTGCAGACATCTCTAGTTTTTCTGCAAGGTCTTTGGCTTTCTCGCCAGCTTGCCTTCCTGCTTCATCTCCATCAAACATGATATCTATACCAGTTATCCCTTGGAGTTTTAATAAACTAAGCTTAACCCAGTTTACTTGCTGTGTACCAAAACAACATACAGTATTCTTGAGCCCTTTATCCCATAGGTTAAGTGCATCAAAGATTCCTTCTACAAGGATAACTCTGTTTTGTATTGGTTTTACCTTAGCTGGGCAGAAAGGCATCTCTACTCCATTAGGGTAAATGTAATATTTGTTAGGACTGAAGTCATCTAAGCTTCTTCCTATTAAAGCCACCGTCTTGCCTGTGATATCTCGTATCGGAAAGATGATTCGATTCTCAAACTTAGGAACGTTCCATGTGAACGCATCCCATTTAGCTAGAGTCTCCTCAGATATATTTCTGATTCCACCACCTTTCCACGATAGTCTATCCTTTGGGAGTTGGATTCCGACAGTTGCTGACCTGACTTTGTTGATTGATTCTTTAATACGGTGCATACGAACTTCTAACGGAGAAGCAGGTGCACCAAAAAATGTAAACAGATTACCTTTGTACCCACATGAAAAACAATTAAATACACCTGTTACTCTATCTATTCTCATAGAAGGGTTACTGTCATCATGTTCTGGGTTAAGGCAGGACACTACGGCATCTTGTCCGCTTATGCGATAATCGATTTTTTTCTCTCGTA